AACGACTGATTTTATCATTGACTAGTAAATCCCAGTCTTTATCCGATGATATCAACCAAATCTCATCAAGACCAAGATTCTCTCGATTTTGACAAATAAGAGCTGCTATATCATCAGCTTCTACTCCTGCATACTTAAGCGTAAGATATCCCTTACTCTTTAGAGTATTCATAGTAGTTTGAAACTCCGCTAAGAAATCAAGAAACTCTTGTTCTTCCTCTGGAGTTTGTTCTGCATATCGTTCTTTACGATTTGCTTTGTACTCTGGATAGATTTCTTTACGATAATTACTACCGCCATCGCCTAAGACGACTATCTCTCCACAGTTATAGGACTTTGCCAAGGACTGAACTGTACGAACATAATCATGTTCAAAGAAGTCTTGTCCTCCATGTTTCCATCGAAAAGCCAGATTGAGTCCATCAACAATCAACAAGTTCCCATTCGGGATCGGCTTTCCATGGCTCGTAAACTGTATCGCCATTTGTAAATACCACCTTTTGTGTTTCTAAAAATTGTTCGGCAAAGGTTACATAGCACCCTAGCCAGTTAATATACATATGTTTTTTGTAAAGTGGCTTTCTTGTCGTTGCCACATACCATTGAGAATGGTTTTCCTTAAAAAAGAGGAGTGGTTCTTGTTCCATAAACTCTGCCTGTTTACAAAGTTTACTCCACCATTTGACAAAGACATTACTCTTTTGAGTAAAGATTTTATGATTAAATCCCATGTCTTTATAGTGTTTTACTTCTATTGTAAACAAATTATGTTTATGTGGAACATATAGGTCACCTTTTATAGCACCTGAACCACTTCCCGGGGTTTGCGTAAATGTAAGTCCTGTAATTCGATGAAGCATTGACGCACATTTAAGTTCTGCGTCATGCCCTTTTCTTCTACTATTGACCATTATGCTGTGGGTATTTTAAATAATAATTTTTCTAATTCTGTATAACCACCAATCTTTTCACCATCAACGATAATCTGTGGAAATGTTCGTGCTGTTGGAAATAACTCTCTTACATCTGTTGCTTGATAGTCTTTTCCCATTATCTTATATTCAACTTCGTGTACAGCCGCGTGGTTTTCTGCAAGTGCTTTTGCTTTTGTGCAATAATGGCAACTTGGTATACTATATATTTCTATTTTCACTAGTCTAACCTCGATATATTATCTTCTTTAATTATCTCAATTTTTTCGAGTAGAGGGTGAGTCCAACCGTGAGATACTAAATATGTATTTAGGTTTTCTTCTTTGAGTAGAACTTCCACTACTTTTTCTTTGCCTTGTTCATCAAGGGCTTGGTTAACTTCATCAAGAAAGAGAACATTGATCTGACTTCGTGAAATTGAAGTCATAAGTTTTCGTATTGCTACAAGTGTTGCAATATTTACTCTTGCAAGTTCTCCACTTGACAAAGCAAGAATGTCAATGATGTTTCCATTATCTGAAACTTCAACATTCAATTTATCATTTTCGACCACGAAGTTGATCGAGAATCTACCATCAGAAAACTCTGCGAGATACTCATTTGTAAGTATTTCTAGTTCTTTGACGAGGGACTCGATTTTATAGGCAAGTAAACCGTTTGTAGAAAACGCCTTTTTAAGTGTTTCAAGTATCGCCAATTTGTCTTCTGCACTCGATAGTTCATGTTTGAGTTTATCAAGTTGAGATTGAAACTCGCCAGTTTGTTCAAGTATGATTCCAATTCTTGTATTGTGTCGCTCTCGTTTCTCATTCTCTTCGATTACCTCTTGAAGAGCCGATTTAGCAGAGGCAATTTTCTCACGAAGTTCTGAAACTTGTCTGTCCAAGTTTTCTTTATCAAGGATTTGTGATGGGAGTTCGTGGTCAATAGACCTGTAAAGGTCTTCCCAATCTTCGATTTCTCGTTTTGCTGTCCTATGTATCGCATTTGCTTTCTCCACTTCGCTTACTTTAGCTTTTTGTTCTTCACTCATTCTTTGACAGTATTCTAATCTTTCACTATGTTCTTTTACCATATTGGCAACAAAACTTTCGTCAATCTCGCCATCACAAGTGGGACAAGTAGCACCCTCTATACCCGCTAGGGCTTGGTATTTGTCAAGCATTTTTTGCTCGTGCATTGCTTCACTCTTCCAAGTTCCGAGTGACTGTAGAATGTCCCTTGTTTCTTGTTCTTCTGGGTGAGCTTTTAACTTCTCTTTCCAAGAGGCAAGATCAATACTATTTAACTGTTCTTTGAGTAAATTATTATTATTTATTTTTTTATTCTTTTCAGAGATATTTTCAATCTCTATTAATAATGAACGCAAAGATTTCTCATCATCTTCCGAGTAAAATGGTAAATCCATCTTTGGAAGTATGGAACTATCTTCAAGAAAATTGTCATTTAACCATTTCTGAATAGTTGCAATCTTTGCGTTGCTTGCTGTCATATCACTTGATGCAACTCGTACTGCTTCTTTGAAAGTTTCAAAGAATAAAACATACTCATCAAGTTTTAACAAATCAATCAAGAACTTTTTACGATTAGTGTCCGTAGCAGTAAGAAACTGCAAAGACGCATTTGTGTTTTGATAAACTAATTGTGAAAAAGTTTTGAAATCAATACCTAGGATTTCTCCTAGTGTTTTGTAAGTATTTGAAGCGGTGTGAGAAGAAATATCTTCACCATTCTTTGTTAGCTTACATTTGAGTGTGCTACGCCGTACCACAGTAATGTTATATACATCACTATCAACAGTGAAGTCAAGACTAATATCGTATCCCTTGTTAACATATCTGTTCGCTATGTCCGCTTTTTTAACATTTTTACTATTTTTATTGAAAAGTATTTCTTCCAGTATAAGTGGTATTGAAGACTTTCCAACTCCATTTGTACCCACTAATTGTGTAAGGATATCCTTTGAGAGGTCTAACTCGTTTCCTTCTCCATAAGAGAAACAGTTATCCCACTTTAACTTCTGAAGAATAATCATTAAAAACTCCCATTATATTTCTTACTTTGTTTTCGTCAAGTCTCATAATTTCTTTTAGATATAGAGCAAGTTCATCAGAGATTGTCATATCTCCGTGTAATTCTAAAGTTGCTTCGACTTCTCGTTTTACAACTTTCTTATCAAGTAGATCAGAGTTTTTAACTTTAGCCAAGTCTTGCACATCTCCTGTAAGTTCGTAGATTGTGTGGTGAAAATCTGTTGGCACCATATCCTCTGGGTTTTCTACAGTCTTACGAATAAGTTGTGGAAGTTCAAACTGATGCCAAGACCAATCTTGCATCTGGTTAGGATTAATAATTAGAAACCCCGTTTGGACTTCGTTTCTATGAAAAGATGTTGTCATTGGACTTCCTGGATACACAATATTTCGTTGAGTATTCTCGTGAGCATGTAAGTCTCCAGCGAAGACGACATCAAACTTGTCAAATCTTTCTAAATCTACTTCAGGTACTACATGAGGTGGTATCTCACCACGAACATGAGTAAATAAAACATCTGCATCAATGTTTTCTATTTGATTCTTTTTATGTAAATCTGCATAGGGAAGAATTGCCCAGTTATCCTCAAAGTATGTTTCTGTTACTACTTCTACTAGAGGATTTATATTATTTGTGGCACGAATCAAATTAGAGAAGAATGTGTGATTCTTTCTAGTAGCTTCATGGTTTCCATCATAAATGATTGTTCTTACTTTTTGTTGTTTAACGAAGTCAAAGTAAAGAGTCAATTCATCCATTGAGGGAACTCGATCAAACAAGTCCCCACCAATGATATGTAGAGTAACTCCGTGTTCATCTATAGCTTCTTGTATCTGTTGAAAAAACAGTTGATATCTAGTACACGCCCATGGGACGGGTACATTCTTCTGTCCTAACTTGATATGCCAATCTGCTGTAAATAAAATCATCCTACGAAGCTATCTCCTGGTTGCCATTCACAACCTGTTAATCCACCTGCTTTAATTGCCTGTAAAGTTCTAAGAACTTCAGCAGCATTTCTGCCTGTGTCTAATGTGTTAACGCTTACATGCTGTACTATATCATTTTTATCAATAATATATGTAGCTCTGTAACAAACTCCTGCTTCTTCATTTACTATTCCTAGTTTAGAAGAAAGCCCTAAGCCACAATCAGCGGCTAGTGGGTGTTTGATGTTTCCGATAAGTTCATTGTCTTGTTTCCAAGCTAACTTACAGAACTCATTATCTCCACTAATGCCAATTACATTAGCTTCTCCTACCAATAAATCCATTCCAGCAATTTCTGTTGGACAGATAAAGGTAAAATCTTTAGGGTAGAAGTATACTACTGTGTAGTCGTGCTTTAATGGTTCGTAGTTTTCACTAACGGAAACTTGTACAAACTCATTGTTTTCATTAACACCCTGCAAAGTAAATGCAGGAAACTTCTCGCCTACCCCAATCATGATACATCGAACTCCTCTGAGATTTCTTCAGAGACTTCGCTCTCTTCGTTATTGATTCTTCGTAGAAGCTCTAACTGTGCATCAGCAGTTGGTCTTGGTAAGATGTCATCCATTGACTTAAGGTCAGCGACTAAATCTTTTTCCCAATCCTCAAGTTCTCTTGGTTTGCACTTAAGAACTTGTAATTGATATTCGACATTAAATACCTGTGGGCCAGTCTTCTTTCTTTTGAAATGGATATCGTATCCTGTGACTGGATCTGTTGGGTCTCCCAACTCTTCCATAGCTACTATAATTTGGTCGAATAACTTTCTTTTTAGATTAAGAACTTTTACTGTTTTATCGGCGTAGTCAATACACTGAACGGCGTAAGACCATCCACATTTTAAATCAGGATAAAAGTCACGAACATGGTCATGTTCTTTGTTATTAAAGGTTTCAGAGTTTCTATCAAAAGATAAACACTCCATAGGAATGTTCTTTCCGTTTTCGCCCTTAATCCAATAGACATAGCGAGGTAATAAGTCGCCAACAAGTCTTACATGATGGTCTTCTTTACCTGCGTAGTTATAAGTTTCAATCTTCTCTTTTTGAGCCGATCCTTTAGTTTGGTTAAATCCAATTGCCATTTTATTTTCTCCATGTCTCCTCGAATAGAAAGTGAATCCGACCATCTTTCAATTCAAGCAGTCTGTTATTATTAATAATCTCTTCTGATATCGGCGATACCAGAAAATCCAGTGAGGTGTCTTTAGTATTTACATAGTCGTGATAGTTGCGAAAAGATGCGACACCTGCATATTCCGCAACTTCTTTATCACTATATGCTCGTCCGTGTTCAAGTAAATCTTTCGGATTTAGAAGATAAGACTTGCCACCAAAACGATATTGATAAAAATGAAATCTTTTATCATAATAATTTTTAGGTTTTAGCTTGTAAGTAATAATTCTAAGGATTGTAATGATATCATTGACATTCCCTTTGCTTACTCTTACAATCTTATTCCAGTCAAATAGTAACATATATTATAACACTTTTCCGAATTGTTGTCAAGAATTATTTTTGGGTTGCTCTTTCAACTTCTGGTCTTGCAGTTTTTTGGCGTAGCCAGGATCGATAGTTGCATGAACATCAGCCTGAGCCATCTGAATCAGATTGCCTTGAAAAGTGTAAGTACCAGTATGTAACAACTCAACCATAGGTAAAGACCAAATATCTATACCCATCTTTCTCACATTTTCGCAGAACATATAATCCTCGCTTAGATAGCGATTTTGATGATTAATTATGCAGTCAAAATATGCCATTATTTGCTCTCCTGGTGCCCAATCTCCTTCTCTCAAATGGTCAGGAGTGTACTTATATTGAGGATATTCTTTTTCGTACTCCTCAAATACACTTCTTTCTATTATCATAAATCCTGTACCAGCTTCTCTTACTTTCACTGGTTCAAATACAGGAGCTTGTCCATTAGGGTAAGCGTCATGATCTGGGTTAAATACCATATCACCTGCTAACATTTCTAGTGCTTTCGGGTTATCATCATACTTACCGCTTTTTGCTGCATGTAAGATTTTTTCCCAAGCAATAGTTTTCTTTGGATACAGACCTGTAAAAATCCTTAAAGGATTGTCTGTATCTTTTGCTTCAGCGATTAAATGGAGCATATACATTAAATCCATTGCTCGCCAACAAATATCACTATCAATAAACATTAAGTGTGTTGCATCTGACTTAAGAAAGTGTGCCGCACAATAGTTCCTTGCTCTAGTAATAAGAGATTCATTAAATAAATAATAAATCTGGGATTGTATACCATGATTCATAAATACTGCAGTAGTATCCATTAAACTCTTGGTGTATAAGCCCGTACACATACCACCATACATAGGAGTTGCTAAAAATAATTTAATATCTCGCATTTTCTCTATGTTAAGTTGTATTTCTCGTTTTCCTTGATTTTTCGTCATAATATATCTACCTCGTAGTCTTGTTTCATATAGTAGCCCATTCTAGCATTTGCTTGACGAGCTGCTGTTTTTCCTTTGAGATGTATGTCAATAACAACTGGTTGTCTTTTGCCTTTCTTATCTCGTATTATTCTACCAATAAGCTGTGTTAGCAGTGGTTCATTATTTACGGGTGTACCAAGCACTAAACAACTTAACTCATTTAGAGAGATTCCTTCTGAAAAAATAGACTGTGTACCAAATAAAATATTCTTTTCTCCTTTTATTTGATTCATTACTTTTTCTCTTTCAATAAAATCCATATCTCCTGTTATTGAAACTGCCTTATCTCCACAAAGTCTAGCACATGCTTTTAGAAAAGCAACTCTATCTGAGACAACTAAAACTTTGTGTCCTTCAGCAGCATACTTTGAAGCAATCATACTCACACTATGAACATACTCAGGATTCATCGCTAGATGATTTATGCGTTCTGCCCATGGAGTAAATGCTCCGTCTAAAAATCTTATATCTGATTTGATTATATCAATCTTAGGTATAAGATAGTTTTCTTTTGGTGGTTTGAGTACATTGTTTCCAAAATAATCTCTAAATACCACATGACGCCCGTCCTTTCGCTCTAGTGTTCCTGTTAAACCAATCTTATAACGAGCAGGCATTTCATCTATAATCCGTGTAAAGGTTGGACTACTAACATGATGCATTTCGTCTAAAATAACAGTCCCGAACTTTTGCTTTAGAGCGTCCATTCGTCTGTACAATGTTTGGATATTCCCGACACAGATAGGAGCGTCTAAGTTGAATTGTCCACTACCTATTCTGCCTGCTTGTATTCCAAAGCATTTTTGTACTTCTTTTTCCCACTGATTCCTTAAGTTAGTTGTGTGGGTAACAACTAATGTTTTCTGACCTAACTTTTTGGCTATAGCCAAAGCTGTTATTGTCTTTCCCCAACTTACCCAAGCGTTAATTATAGCATTGTCTTGGACTTCGTCATGTACTTGCTTCTGGGAAGGTCGTAACTCAAACTTAAAGTCAGGTAGTTTAGTTTCCGACATAACTCTTTTGTCGATAATCTCATAATCGGAAGGGATTAAATCCTCCCTTCCGATTGGTATTGAGACTAGCCCCTCTCGTATAAATCGTATTGTTTTGAATACGATAGGTGGGTCTGACGGCATACGGGGGGCTAAACTATATGTTAACTCTTTCTCGAGAGATAACTGTGTTTCTTTATTTACTTCTAGGTATATTCTGTTTGATAATACTGCCTTCATTTGTTCATCAACTTCATATGTTCTATGTCTTGTTCAATCCATCTGTTTTGAATATGAGGCAAATTATTCTGCCATGGACTAGTCCACCCTATTTTGTTTGTTCTTTCTAATACATGCTTTGGTAAGTAATCTCTCATAGTATGTCTAAGTAGATACTTGTATATTCCTGTATTTCTTTTGCCTGCCCAATTTGTCTGCCATACTTTATATTTACCAGCGATACCAAAAGTATACTTTACAAAGTTTTGTGCACAATAAACAGGTCTAGACTCCATACCAAATATTCCACAAGTTTGGTCTGTTGCCAAGATATTTTGTTCAGAGGTAGACATTAAATCACAATATAAAGTATTATTTATTAAATCATCACCAAATATATTTGGCAATTTGTCTTTGAATCCGTCTAACATTTGTTTACAGTATTCGGGAGACAATCTTTTATCGTGATGTAAATACCCACCAAATATTTCATCAGCACTATCACCTGTTAAAATAACTTTACATCCTTTTTCAGCTGCAGCTTTGCACAACATAAATCTTGGTGCTCTTCTATTATGGTCTGACCATGCAAAATTAGTGTAGTTCATCCATAATTTACCATAATGTTCTCTATCTCTAATATCTAATTTTACTACATTGATTGGTATACCCCATTCTTTACAAGTTTTTATTGCCATGTTTGACTCATTTCTCATATCATCTAAATCAAACCCTGTCGTATCATTACTGTATGCTGCTGTAAAAACTTCTAAGTCTAGTCCCATATCTTTTACAGCGGCTAACACCATTGTGCTATCTAATCCTCCGCTAAGAAATAATCCTGTTTTGTGTTTATTTTTTGCAAGTTTTTGAATACTGTTGATTAGTCTTTCTGGAAAATCCTCTGGAACTGTTTTATACCAAGATTGCATTTTCCAAATATCCCAAAGATTCTTCTTTGTAGCTAATGTTTTAGTGCGAAAATTATACTTTATTATCTCGCCAGGATTTAGTTTAATTATATGTTTATAGGGACTTTTATTCTGCATCCATTGTTTGATTCTTTTATACCCCTGTTCTTCGTGTGGATTAAACTCTTTATGAGTAAAAGATTTCATACTTGTTGAAAAAGTTATTTCTTCCCCTCTTTTATACATCCATAAAGGTTTTGCTCCAAAATGGTCTCGAATAGCAGTAATCTCTCTAGCTGTTTTATCATAATACACGATAGAGCCGTGCCAGTCTGTTTGAGATAAAAATCTTAATCCAAACATTTCAAAACCATTTGCCATAAATACAGTATCATTCTCTATATTAGAATCGTAGGCTTCTCCATTAAAAGCAAATAGGTTGCCTTTCTTAGTTACAATCGGTTGGTGTTGTTGCGCACCACTAATATCCAGCAAAGAATGACCGATAGCTACATCCGCTGACCTCATATAATAATTACCATCAGGACCACGGTGCTCTTGTCTTTCAAGCATTCGTTGTACATTGTTTATATCAGTTGTTGCAACAAATCCACACACTATTTATTTTCTCTACTTGCTTGGTGATGTTTAATAACACAATCATCTGTGTCTATACCTAAATATTTTTTATCTAATCTATCCCAATTTTCCACTGTTAGTTTATTAAGAAGTTCGGCAAGCATTATCTGATCCCATTCCATAGGATTATTTTGACAATGTCTCATCCAGCCTTTTACTATTGTTAATGTCATGTCATTGTAAGGAATAAACATAGTTCCTGACATAATTTCCCATTTTGGCGGATGTATTTGCTCACACCCCACTAATATTCTAGTTTCGTCTTTGAACTCTGAAAAATCTGGTTTTGATAAAAACTCAGAGTCTGCATCTGTATAGAATAAATCACACTTATGTGTGTTCATCATTTCGTAGATAAACTCTGGTTTAATACCACAATTTTCTTCCCATGTTCCTCTTTCTTCGTATTGCGTAAGTTCTAAATCTAATTTAAACTTCGCCGCTGATTTTGTTAACGGTGCTACTACATCTGTGTAGTTTGGGGTGTAATATGCTATAATTTTCATTGTACTACTTTAAACTCCTGTATTGTATCAATCTGTAAGTCTTCCCATTTTTTAAACTCCACATCATAACAAATAAGTTTATCCCCAGACTGATTTTTTATGTGAATCGGCATATCACAATAATCTGGACATAGAGTATATTCTCTAAAATATGTTCTATGAGATTTTAAACTTTCAAACTTAATTAATACAACATGTTTCTCTAATTTTTTCTTTAGTTTTTCGATATCCATTTATTGTACCTCTTTTGGTCTAACTCATTGTGTGTTCTATTACATATAGAACAGACAGTATATTTATATCTATTTCCTTTTAGAAGTTCTTGCCTCATTTCATTTAAGACTGGGTGATTTTCCCACACATCTAAAAAGTCATCTTTATCAATGTTTCCAAAGACATTTGTATCAGTCCAATCATTACTACATAAGCTAATGTCTCCGTTCCAATGTATCCATGCTTTTGTCATGGGTAAAATACAAGGTTCAGATAACACTTTATCTGTAGCAATAATATTATTGTAGATATCGTTTCTATTTTGAACTTGAATCGGAGTTACTTCCCATTGGTCAGGGGCAACTGTTTGATCCCAATATCTATGTGTTTTAGCTGGTAATAATGCTTTTCTGCGCTCCATCTCTTCTTTGCTCTCATAAGTATTAATTACTGCTTTATCAAAAAGTGCAAACCAGTGTTTTCTTTCATCAAACTTATACCCATTTGTGAGTATTCTAGTTTTATACTTTCTCCAAGGAGTATGCAGTCTTTCTATCATTTCTTCTGCACGAGGGTGAAGACTGTTTTCACCTCTACCACTCCAACAAATCCACTTATCATACTCAATCGTATCTAAGTAGTCTATAAATCTGTCAAACATTTCATAAGGCATATGCTCATTTATGTTTGGGTATCCTGCTGATCTAGGACAATAGTTACAGGTCTTATTACATAATCCTGTTACATCTATATTAATTAACCAGATATTTTGCGCCATGCTTTTTCGTGTCCCATATATAATAATATTTTAATTATAGTATCAGCAAGTGCAATACCACCTGCTAAGATGTTATTTCCTGTTACAAACCCTGCTATTAAAAAAGTTACCACTGTTGCTAGTATTCTCCAAGTTATGGCTTTGTAAAATATTACTAGATTTT